CTAATAATAACTTCAATGCTTCCATGATTATTTTATTTATTAGTGATTTAAACCACATTGTTAATTCTTTTCTTTGACTATGAATTTAATCTGATTACGATTTATCATTCTAATATGGAAATAAGCCGCTATAAAATCAGCAACAGGAGCCGGTAGATAGGCGTCAGGTGTAAATACGTCAAACAATTCTTTTTTGTTTTCATCCTGTCCTAGATCAACATTTTTATAACTCTTTACTAATTCTTCTAATCTTTCAAAATTTGTCATGATATTAAAGTGTTAGTGAACTCATCAAATACTTCTCTTATCGCCTTAGCTGTTTTGTAATTATAAAATAGTGCGTCTATCTTCCACTGTTCCAATGATAAAGTTAGTGGTTTTTTCTTTAGACGCTCTGGGAGAGGCTTTGCACCTGCTCCCTTTCTTTTGCCGCCTCTACTCATTTTGCATGTTCGAATTTAAGGTTAACGTAAAAATTGTGACTTTTATCGTAAATGATGCCAAATGAAGTAGGCAGATCCCAACTATTTGCGCATTTATCATTGAATCCTAAAATTATCCCATTATTTACAGGATTATAGCCTACAATAACTCCCTTGTCCCACCAATTGAAAGTACATTCTTTACCCATGTTTTCCTGTGCGAACTTTCTTAGTTTTATTATCTTTTTTGCTCGCTTATTTCTTTTATATTTTTCTATGATACTAATCATTGCCTAATGCTTTATTGATTGCTTTTCTTGATTTTTCTAATACTGCTGGAGTTAAATCCATACAGCTATCTATAGAATTGTATAGATCATTTAAAGCATCAAGTAGTTCTGGAGCGGCGGCTATTAGTTTTGCATCATCTTCTTTATAAACTGTATCGCATACACATTCCGTGTCATCCGACCATATTATTTCTATATGTTCTAAATCTGGATTATTGTAATGCAATCCTAATTTATTAACTTTCCAGCCTATTGTTCCGTCAGTGAAATTGCCTTTTGTTCCTTTAAATTCCTTCATCTCTATAAGTTTTAATTAACGTTTTTATATTTATTTCCTCTAAAGTCTCTGTCATTTGAAAAGTCACCTTGGATAGGTTCACTTTTTACATTCTTAGTAAGCAGATTGTTAAGCTTTCTCTGCTCTTCCTTTGCATTATGCCAAGCTTGTTTACATGCGTCAGACCAGCTTAATTCATACTTTGCAAATACACGGTTGTTTTCTTGTATAATACGGGCCATTCTGAATATCATGTCTTTTTTTATAGTCGCTTTATTTGCTCCGTTTGTTGTCTCTATGAATGCGTAATTTAAAGTCATATCGTTTTGTTTTTGTTTGATACAAATATAGATAATCTATTTTGATTCTGAAAATGTTTTTTCAAATAGTCCCTTATTTAGATAGTTTCTAAATAGATGCGACATGTTGGTTTTGTTGTTTTGGGGTTGTATTTTTGTGTAGTTAACGGGATTCGGCTATGAAGCGTTGCCGATTAAAACGCTATAACTTTCAAATTACAAAGACATGAATAAAATGGAACAAACTACCTATTACCCACACAGCGGCAATTATTTTATAGCCGATGTTATGCTCTCGTGCCCTTTTTGCGGTGGAGAGCCAGAACTTACATTTATTGGTAACGACTATTCAAAGAAACGGAAAGTTGAGATAAAGTGCAAAGGGTGTAGGGTAACATTGGTAAATGCTGGCATACGTTCAGGAAGTGAACAACTTGCTAAATGGTCAATCGAAGCGTGGAATAAGCGGGTCGGCGGGCATGGAGCATAACAATTAGTATAAACACCTAAAAACATAAAGCGTGGAGTTTAAGCACATTAACAACAACGATATTGCGCAAATACGCAATATAATAAATGATAACCAACTAAATAAATAGAGATGGATAAATTTGAAAAAAGAAAACAGGCAGCTGTATGGTTGAATACATTAGGATATGACATTGAATTTGATAAAGATGGCTTTTGGATGGAGGAATATAACTTTACCGAGCATAAAACAAAGGAAGTAATTGATTTGATGATTTCATGGTCTGATCATAATCGGGGAAAAGCTGAAATAATACGAAGCGTTATTGATACGGCTTTCTCTATCACTAAATCATTCGACAAACAATGGGTTCCAACAATGAATATTAAATGGATTGAAACTGATAACTATATGCCTGAACTTGACAGGTTAGAAAGAATATTGAATCAAAAATTTATTGATAAAGATGGTAATGAGGAATGGTTTGAAGTTGAATGCGAATAACTTAATCTATGCAAATATCAATACAAAAAATAGGCTTATTCTTCTATATCGTTATTAATGGCAATGCTTATAATAAAGTGTTTCCAGAATACGACAGCGCGGTAATAAGCGAAGAATATAGGCATTTTAAAGAGTTAGTTGATGGTATTAATTTAAATGAAGAGATATGAATGGATATATAGGGGCAATTTTATTTATTATATTATTCTTAGGTGTATGTTTTATCATCCTTGATGCAGGTGGTACTTTTGATGATTATTAATTATTTAAATGAATAAAAAAGCTGTAATATGGTATGTTGTAATGTTTATCCTTCGCTACCTCAAATGACTAGTATTAAATCTATGAATGAGCACTTTCGTGATTCGCTAGATTCATTGCCAGGGTATTTAAGAAAGATAATGCGAAAACTAGAAAATCAATATGAGATAGTAGAGATATCACAAGATGATCCGGTTAGATTTTATGAAAATAGTTATTCTGGTGATGAATGTGGAGCGACTGGAATAATTGTCAGAGAAGGTAAAATAATAATAAAATACAGGAATGAGTACGGTGATTATGCATGGCCTATTTATCCTAGTGAATTAGAACTAAAACAAACAACATGAAAAACATTAAAGAGAAGATCCAGTTAATAGGATTAGGGTTTAAGATGCGCTTTAACATGACAAAGCTGTTATTTCACCAATTAGCGGAGAATAGACGCACTTTTAAAGAGAATCAAAAGGATTTATTCACCCGTAATAAGATGATTAAAATATGGTATGATAAGCCTAATTCGGGGACTAATGGAAAGCGGTTTAAACTATTCAATACTATCATGAATCAAACTGAAGATGAAACATACAACATGCTTAGTTCATGTACGGATAAGGAGATTAATAAAATGTATGAATCAACATTCTTTAATAAAATGGATAACGAAACTGTTAAATCTGTTAGGGTTTATGCTAAAAACGATCCTAATTGGCCGTTTACAGTGCCTAAATTAGATGTTTATTGTATGCTTGGTGACTTTGTTTATTGCACTATAAAGAAACACAATAAAGAGTATCATTACGCTTTGAATGGTAGGGCCGTTGATGAATTAGGATTGACAAGTATTTTGGATTCTGAATTTGCAAAAGAAGATGAAGAAATGACAAAAACTAATGGTGGTAAAAAAGTATGCATGTCCATCACTGATTACATTAATAAAGGACTTGAATTATTCAGCTAAAAATCAACTAACATGACAGGGGAGAAAACAATACAGTATAAGGCTGACGATATGTTTATTAAGAAACTTCACAAGCGTAATTACGTGATGAGAAGAATAAGCAGATACAAAACTAATTATCCAGACCCTAACTTTCACGGCATGTCGGCTGCGTTATGCGGTGTGTTAGGAAAAACTGAGTCATTCAAGGCTTTTAAAGAGCGTTGGGTTAAACAAAAAGTCAATGATGGAAGAGATAATTAAAAAATTTGATAGTATAGAAGAGAATATTAATTTATTATTAGAATATTATGGATAAACTAGATAAGATAAAAGAAGATAGGGATAAGTTGAAAAATGATATTCAAAAATTATTAAATAATTTCGTGTGTTCACATCCTGATATTGAAGATATTGAATTTGTTTTTGAAGATGATTTCTACTCCAATTTACGGATAGATATTAAAATATAAAAAAAGAGGGCTAATTGCCCTCTTCCTCTTTCTTTCCTTTCGGTTTGTTCTTCTCGTAGACCTTAAAATCGTCCTTCAAAGCCTTTATTCTTTCCTTGTAAACCATCTCTTTGTACGGATTTTGACCTTCTAGGAATTTAATAAACTCCTTTTCGCTCACATCCATTCCGTAAATGTTTATAACCTTGCCGGATGGTAGCTTTAGATTATTTATCATTACGAGATAATTACAGTTGCCGGTTCACGTGCTTCATAACCCTTAGTCGCCATAGTGTCTGATGGCACTAAATCAAATGTGTATGTGCCTTGTCCTAATGGAGTAGAGAATGAGAATAAATATACTCCATCTCCTTCGTCTGCAATAGTTGTAACTGTTTGTGTTACTCCTGATGCATTTTTCACTATAAAATCTTCACCTACAGTAGTACTTAATCCATTAACCTTAATGCCAGAATGCCACACCTCAGCTTCTATTTTTACAGCTGATCCTGTAGAAACTCCTGTTTCAGCTAAATACACATCAGTAAGACCCTCCAATGACAATGGGTTGAAATCTGCATCTCTAGTATCTAGCACGGCTGGTTTATCCTGCCATTTACCAGAGTCAGAAAATACCATTGTTACACTAGTGATAGTCCCTTCAGTTCCGTTATTGATCTTTAATTTATCAATGATAAACTGCTCTAGGTTTTGGGCATCGAATGTGATTCCGTCTTTAGTGGTTCCGTGTATTCTGTTATTCTGGTCGATAAGGTAAACTGATACATCCTGCAAACTATGTGATCTCAATGCCTCATGCTTATATCGACCTGATGCATGCTGAAACTCGAATCTAATCTTTCCTTCTCTAACGAATATAGTACTAGTTGTACCTTCTTGTAATACCAACTCTTCACTCTGATCTTCAAAATTGAATACAGGAGGGAAAGGATAGATTCTATTCGCTTTTTCTGCTTGTATTGCAGCCTCCCAAGTAGCAGCTAATTTAGCCAAATCCTTAGTAGCAATAGAATAATTGTAAGGACAAACTATATAACCTGCGATAGTTGAGATATCCGGGCATAGTTTATTTGTTCCTGTGTTTTTTGTGAACTTATCGCAGTCCACTGTATAACTTTGTGACATAATTTTTTTAGTATTTACACCTATTTTCTACAACAGGTAGTTCAACATTATTTAATTCTATAGCATCTAAATAATCATTCGCAATATTACTTTCATTCTTATTGGCCGCTGAAGTCCCCCAATACAATCTATCTATCTTTGTGTGATTAATTGTGCGCGGATCTCTCAATAGAAAACTTCTATTTTCATATAGCTTATTCAGAAAGTCATAATAAAGCGGATATAGAACATCCCTAAAATTTCGGTCGTATCTATCATCAGCTGTTATTTCTGGCCTTGTTAAATTAGCTATGATAAAAGTTGGCGATGGCGTAGCGTATAACGCTAAATCATCACCTATAGGCTCTTCAAAATCTTGAAATAATGCTATTAATGGATATCTTTGGTAAGAATAAACACCTTTATTTTTCTTATTAAGCCTATTAACTATTTCTAGCGGATGGCCGTGTAGATAATAAGGTGCCTTAGCTTTCCATGTTTTTCCTGTGAAATCTAATAAGGGATCGCTATTTATTGTATAATTAGTGTCAGATACAGAACTAACTTGATAATCAACATCATCAATAGTAATATAATCGAAGTCTTTCAACCCGTTTTTACTATCAATAACATAAATACCTGGCGAAGTTTCAACGCTTCCTGTAATAGTATCAGTTTCGCGCATTGAATCTATGACAGCTCCAATTATGTCTACTAATATCACATTATCATAGTCCCTAGATGCCATAAATATTCATTTTATATATTAACGAATCGAACGGTGCATAAGTGGAGTAATCACTGTATCTACTTTCTATGAAAAGAACTAGTATTTCATTCTGCTCTACCATTTTATTCCAAACATCAACAAGTTTAACCGTTGGGCCTGATCTGTCTGAATTTTCAGAATTACTAGTAACAGTTCCAATTCCAGTAAATAAAGTGTTATTACTTCTTATAAAATAATTCATGACATAATAAGCTATAGGAGATTCTTTAATAGTATTATTGAATCCACCCCATTTGTATTTTATGTCATTATATTCAAATACAACACCGTTAAGTAAGTCCAGCCATCTTTGGTCTGTAGAGCCAGCTTCAATAGCTGCTAAAAACTCATCTGTTAGATCAACACCAAGCACGCTATACAAATACTCTGGCTCATACTTTTCAATATGATCATTTAAATCCTGCAAAACCTCTTCTTTAATAGTTGGAATTGCTGTAAGGCGCTTTTGAAAATATGTATGATCTATTAAATTCATTATTTATCAGCTTTTGGTTTTGGGCCTCTCTTGCTTGGCTTTGGATCGTTTTCTAAAGGAGAGCTTTCGCCCTCCTTATTATCTTTTAAGGACATTTTAAGGCCGTATTTCTTAGCTACAAGTCTATTACTTGTTACTATTGTTTCAAGCCTCTTTACATCCCCTATGATTGTTAATACAGCCATTATACAGCAATTGCAGCTTTAGCAGTAGTGAAATCACCAACAACAAACATATACTTATTGTAAATCGGGAATAACACCTCTTCTTGAATAATTGCAACAACTGAATTAGTCAATTTCTCCTGTGTAGATTCAGAGAACTCTAAAGTAAGCTCTGTAAATTGACCAAGAGCAGCAGCCATGGCCCAATCACCTACAGCAAATTTACCAGCAGGCATAGCGGTAGTCTCAACAACTGGCACCCCTGAGATAGTCAGTACACCATTCTCTAATCTATTAACATCAATGTAATGCTCATCATTACCTTTTAACGTCTCGATCAAAGTAGCGTCTACAGGATTCAATACAATACCGTTGGCTGAATACTCCTGTTGTGTAACAAGCGTTTTAGCTACTTTTAAAACATCAATCTGCTGAGCTGCGGCAATAGAATCCTTGAAAGGACTATTAACTGTAAATGCCCATGCGGCAGTAGTTCCGGCTGCATAAGCTTCATCAATAACTATCTGAGTAGGACTAATAACAATAGCTTTATGAGCTTTATTATAGCCAGCATTTGGTGCATTTGCGATTGTGATAGTATCTCCATTATTGATTAACTGATTAGCTGCGAAAGTCACTAAAGACTTGGCACCACTATCATAAGAGGCTACTGAAGCAACAGATCCAGCGGCTCCAGTAATTGAAGCATTTACAATAGAAGCAAAATCTTGCGCTACTTTAAAAATACCTGTTACATTATTACCCTGACCATCACCCCACAATAACTGAAAATCTTCATAATACTTTACCTGAGCTGGTAAACGCTGCATCAAATGATTCATCACAAATGAAGCAGAACGCAACATACGCTTAGAGATTGGAACCTGAGTACCGATTCTTTTTGCATCTACAACGGCTTCGCGAACTTTAAAAGAAGATTCAGCTAACTCGCCATTTTCAGTATTTACGCCAACTTTTCTATCCCAGTCATACACTTCAGTAAATGCCAAATAAGGTAAATCTGCTGGCATAACTGTCAATAAATCGCGGATATTTAAACGCATTACTTCGGGATGATCAACAACGCGAGAATCACGAGTGGTGATATGCACACGACTAGTCCCAGTGTAATCATCTGTAATAGATACAGCCTTTAAATTAAAGGATGCTTTCTTCTTACCATTAGAATCAACAAAAGCTTTAAAATCTTCTGTTTCAAGGATCTCTTTTAATTCAGCTCTAAAGGTTTTCCCTTGTTCGCCGGTGATGCCATTATCTTTCATTTTCAGTAACTCTGCGCCTTGATCTTGAATTGATTTCTCCAATTTATCAAGTGAGTCTTTGAATGATTCGAACTTCTCAGCGTCAAACTTTTCTAATTTAGCAGTAATTTCACTAAACTTTTTTTGGGCCTCTTCATCTGTTAATAAACCCTTACGGTTGTCGTCTGCCAGCTGCTTGAATTCTGCTTTGAATTCAGCTAATTGTGCCTTATTTTGCTCCTTTACGCTATCGAGCATTGCATTTTTTTCTACTTCTGTCATGATTAAATAAATTTGTAATTTTTAATTTCGTTAATTAAATCTTTTTGAGTGTCCTGTTCTGACGGCTCGTTATCTGTTTTATCAGTGCTAAATAGCGGCTGATCTTTACTTTCTCCTTGTATTAATCCAGTTGCTCCATTACTTCCTGCTAACACTAAGCTAGATTCTAAAATATTCTGTTGTTCCAATACAGCATAGAAATAATGTATTTCTTTAAAATCTTCTTTATTTGCAATTATTGGATAATATTTTTCGTAATTCTTTTTAAATTCTTTGTCCTCCGGCTCATCGGAATTAGCAGCATATAATATCTTAATATATCTAAGTCTCACACTGGCTTCAATATCTAACTTTCTTTCAAACCATGTTTTAGCCAGGGGGCTAATTACCTTATCCTTTCTGAACTTATAAATTAATGCTTCAGTATCTCCTTCATAAGGTCTATTTAATGCGGAAAAAGGTATTTTAACAAGTAATATTTCAATATCCTCTTTAGCTACTATTACTTTTGTAGGATCAAAATCATGATTGAATACTAAATATACTTTACCCTGTTGCTCTTTAGCTGTCTTGCTCCATGATCCATCTATGCTTACATCTTCGTGTGAATCAAGTATTCTTGTAGTATTTACAGCTACGTAGTAATAATCATCATCTATATCTAACCCTTTAATAGTCCCATTTAATTTATTATTAATTGAAACTACCTTTATTCCACCTTTATTTTCACCTCTTTTAGAATTATATATTTGAGCTTTCTTAGCTGCTATAATATCTTTGTGATTATCGCGCAAAGACTTAAACATCTCAGCTTTGCTTTCAAATTCTGTATTTAGTTCTTTGCATTTATACATTATTATTTATTTTAAAATATCCTTACCTGAATTAATAGACTTTAATTTATCTTGATATTTTTCTTTACCTTTTTTTATGACATTTGCTTTGCGCTTGCGCAGATCGTCAATCATTTTATTGTTATCTTGAAAAGAATCTTTTATTTCGTCTTTCATAATCTATTAATTTACAACAAAATTAACTTTTATTTAGATTAATTCCAAATAAGCTACTCAATAGGTGCCTGAATTGGTCTATTTAATATTACAGTTATTTCACTTTCATCCATTTCACTCATGCGCTTTCCGCCCCATGTTTCTTCATTTAAGCCTACAGCAATCCTCCACTCGTTAAGGGTGCAACCATTAGCCATAAATAACTCTTTATAGTATTGCGAAATTTGCCTATTTGCTAATGCTTTTTCCTTTATGTCCTCTTGCAGGATAGGAACAGCGCTCCAATCTGGTATATATTCATAGCCAAAATCACGCATCAAAAGAAAATCGTTTAAATCGTTTATCAAGTCGTCATATTCTGGCATGACTGCATTTTGATAAGCTCTTTTTTCTGCTGCATCCTGGTTGTCAAATGTAGATCCAGTGAGGTTATATTTTATAATGTCGTGGGGTATATGATAAGCGTTGGATACAGCCATTGAATCAGTAGCTATTGTTTCGAAAATACCTAGCTTACGGATATCCTGGTCTATTGGCGTAATGTTAGTTAATCCGGTAACCACTATAGCTTGACTCTGCCCGTCAGCAAGACCATAATTTTTACCTAATTCATCAAGTATTTCTTTTTTATCTCTTGGCTGAATTGGCACCGTACCGCTATCATCTTTACCTGAAGAAACAATGTATCTTGCACCTCTAGACTGCATTACATTATTCTCGCTTTCGTAAGCTAGTTTTATGTTTGAAAGTGGCTTATTAAGTGCTTCTATGCGTGATTTTCCAAAGATTATATCTTCCTGCTTGGATATCGAAATATTGACATCTTTCCTATGTAGTATCTCAGAAGGTTTCCACGCTGCATTCTTATTAAATGCATTAGTACCCCACACCCATTTTTCTATTATATCTTCTTGTTTTAGCGCTGAGAAATACTGTCCAGTCAGCACGACACTCATGTATTGGGGCCATATATTCCATAATGCAGATACGTTTTTTATATTAGTCTCCATCATGCTGTTATTTGCATAAATGAAAGCATTACCGAATAGCCATTTGTTGACTAGATAATTCTGCATAAACTCCCAACGGCTGTTAAGTGGGTTAGGGTTATTTATTAAATTAAACGCCTTTTGAATTATCTGGTTGTTTTTTAGACTCTTATTAAACCTTGCGTTATCCTGCGTGATTATCTCGCCATTATTAACATCTCTTAGCTTAACCCTTCCATTGGCTATATAATTGGCTCCTGTTGTGATTACTGAATAAAGAACAGGATTAGTTTCAAATTGCCTTCCTATTTCTACAAGATTAGATGTATTTATCCAGATAGGAGTGTTCTGATTTAAATAAAAAACACCATTGAATTGACTGTAATTTTGTATTTTTTGGGGCGTATTTGTGGGTATTTGTGCTTTCCTAGTTGGTTTGAAAATATCCTTTAAGGCCATATTTTTGTATTTTAATAATATAGCAAAGTTAATATTATTTAGATTCTTTTCAAATAGTGCAGTAATGCTTATTTAAATTCGTTCTTAACACTTGTTTTTGTGAGTTTGTTTTAACTAATTTTTATATGCTAAAATTCAGTTCAATAGTATTCAGTTTACTTAAATATACAAAAAAGCCCCAATTAAGGGGCTGTTATTTAATCTTCAAATTCAAATGATTCACCGCACCCATCACAGTAAAATTCTTCTTCATAATCCGGGTCTTCATTTGATTCGTTGCAATCTCCACAATTAGGACATTTCCAAACATATCTAATTTCCTCAGAAATTGATTCTCTTTTAATTTTCTTTTCTTCCATAATACTTTATTTAATTAATGTACAATTTATTTAACTCTCTTCTCAAATAATCACATCCTCCTGCTATAGATATACCCTTATTTATATTGTGCTTTGTTTTTATAAATATCAAGTCGTCTATATTTGTTTTAAATTGCTTATTTGTTCTCCTAGTTTTCAATAAGCATACCGAGCCGCTAACAGAATGCAACACAAACCTCATTCCTTTTTCTTTCTGCCATTTTGTATGATAATTGCATCCTAGTATTATTATTTCATTATTACTATTGAAATCCATCGATATTAATTTATTTGCTTATTAATTTCTATTTTATTATCGCAGTTCATGGCTAAAATCTTTCAAATATATGTCCGACAAAATCACCTTTTTGATATTGATAAGTACCTATATACTTTCTATGAATATCACTATTTATTCCTATTCCAGTTCCGAATAACTCAAAAACCCTTTCTTCCTTTTCGTTTTCAGGATAAACTAAAGCCCAAATGCAGGGCATATTAGTTTTCTTATCTGTTTGCACGCATAGTATTTCGCTTTCTTTTGGCATTTCAATACTGAATTTACCTTCAAAAGGCGTTTCAAATTTCCAAATTGTTTGTCTCATATTTATTTGTTTTGGTGTATGTTTCCTATTACTTCAATTTTAAATGTAGTCGTAAAATGGAGTGCTGAATCTTTTTTCTCTTTTTCTACATCTCGTTCTAACCAGTTATCATATTTGCGTCTAGCTACATAGCAATCATTTTTCCATATAACTACAAAAGTGCTGCCTGTATCAATACGCTTAATAACATCACCTTCATAAATCTCTACACCGTTTTTATCTGTTAATCCTGTGAATTGACATACAGTATTAATATCAACGCTATGATATTCTATATAAGAACCTCCGCATGGGTCTGACATAGTTTGTGGAGTATCGCCTGTTTCAATTATTTTAGATTCTCCAATACTATTAATAAAAAAGAATCCATAAACCAACATATCAGTCTTTCTTATTTTTCCTCTAAATTTAATCTGTCTCATATCTCTAATTTAAAATAAATGAAAATCTATAATTAATAACTGACCTATCTTAGGGTCGAAAACATCAGCATAATCCATTAATTCCTGATATGTCAAGATGTTTCCTATTGCCATTATTTAGGCTTGTTTTAGTTCTTTCATATCGTTTATCCATTTAGTTGTAAATAACTAAAGCTCTTATAGGAAATAAATAATCATGACTAGCTTTGTTCTTTGTCGTTGCGTATTTAAGTATAGTTACGCATTTTATAACCTTTCTTTTCGATGTTAATTCAACGATAAAATCTTCTAAAGATCCATTATAATATTCGTAATCCCAGTATTCCATATCTATTTATTTAATTGTTCTATTTCTCTTATTAAATCGGCTATTTTACGGCATTTTTGATGGATTAATTCCTGATTATAAACATTGGTACATTGACATCCAGAATGATTACTGCCAAGTTCAGAGTATATTAAATTTTCACTGGTTATTACTATCTCTCTATCATCAGTCCAATGATAAGCCTTTTTTATTGTGTATGTGTCCATCTATTAAATTATTACTGTTACTAACTCTATCTGCAAATCCAAACAATCTTCATCACCAGATATAATTATCTCGTCATCATTAATTGTTTTAGCTCTGCATGAATGAGCTTCGTTTAATCCGAAAAGATCACAACCTGTAATTAATTCGCTGTTTATCCACGTTGCTATAGATTGAGTGCTTACATTATCATTAAAAAATAATGTTGTAGCTCTGTGTGATTTAAAAATCTGTTTCATATCGTTTTATTTTATCGTTTTAGTTTCAACAAATCTAAGTGATATATTTTTAATATGCAAATATTTTATAGTGTTTTTATATTTGCTTCACAATTATTTTATACATACATTTATGAAGTAATTTAAAAATGCAATTATGAAGAAAGAAAAATTAATCCCTCATTCGCTAGGAATACAACCAAGCTTACTTGAAAAAGTAAAAGAATCAGCACTTAAAAATAGTGATGGCAATGTTAATTTTGAAATCAGACGTTTAATAAAAAAAGGATTGGAAGATGAAAGAAATAATTAAAATAACCGAAAACAACGGCAAAAAGGCAGTTAATGCAAGGGATTTATATAATTTTCTTGAAGTTGAAACCCCATTTCATAAGTGGATGCCTAGAATGTTAGAATACGGATTTGATGAAAATATAGACTGGACAAAAATGTCCTCTGAAAATCAATCTTTTAACATTGATTATGTATTAACATTAGATTGCGCAAAAGAAATATCAATGCTTCAAAGAACCGATAGAGGCAAGGAAGCAAGGAAATATTTTATTGAATGCGAAAAGCAATTAAAGCAAAGTCCGGCTATACCTCAATCATTTGCCGAAGCTTTACAATTAGCAGCCGACCAAGCCAAGCAATTAGAGCTGCAAGCACCTAAAGTTAATTACTATGATAATGTTTTGCAGTCAGAAACATTACTAACAACTAATGAGATTGCAAAGGATTTAGGCATGAGTGCAATAACTCTAAATAAGAAATTGCATGAAGCGAAGATACAGTACAAACAATCCGGAACATGGCTTTTATATTCAAAACATCAAGACAAAGGATACGCTAAAACAAAAACACATACCTATCAGGATAAACAAGGCAATACACAAACTTCAATACATACTTATTGGACTGAAAAAGGGCGTGAATTTATTATTAACTACTTAAACAAATAACTATGGAAGAGCAAA